TGCTGGATAATCCCCGTCAGTGATCTTCGCAAATACGTTTGTGACCGTGTTGTAGATGTAACCGTAAGTCCCATCAACAATCATCACCTGCGTGCCGTTATCGGCCATTGAGACACGCCCCGAGGTCGTTAGCAGCGTCCCGCGATTGGTCTTGACCCCTGCGTTATTCACTTCCCACAAAACGCCACGATGCACAATAAACGCCACCGAAAGCCCGTCAAAGTTCCACGCCCCACGGCAAGGCGTTGCGCCGAAGTCGAGATCATTGAACACGGTCAGCCCCGGCGTTTGGTAGCCAACCATTGCCGACTTCTCGCCTTGTGGTCTTGTTTCTGCGTAGACGTTCTGCAAGCCCTTGGCGGTGACGTAGGGCGATTTCGACAGTTGGCCTAGACCGAATACGGGGATGCGCGCCATTATTTCGCCCCGCCCATCAGGTCATCAATGGAGGGCATTACCACATCCTCCAATTGCGCGGCCCGTTCGCCCTCAATGCAGGGTCATAGCGCATCTCGGGCGTTACCCTGTTCGCCCGCTTAATGTCGGCAAGCGTGCTAACCGCCATCGCAGCCACATCAGGCGGCACGGGTTGCCCGAACAGCCGCGCAACACGAGTCGCAAGGTTGTACTTGAACGCCTCGACATACCCCGGAGGAAATGACAGCGTAGCCGCCGCGCTCGTTACCTGCGTCAGAATCCGGTCAATCGAGAACGTGATGGCAGTAACCTGATTTGGCACCGGCCAGAGCGTAATCAGCCCAAGCGGGAATTCATTGACGTACAAGTAAAAATTCGGCCATTGCTGCGTCTGATCCTTGACCCCGATCATGTTGTACTGCGCTTGGGTGATCGGAACGCACGGAAAGGTTACGGGAGTCGCGGAGCCGGTCGGCAACGTCGAGTAAGCGGGCTGGTCAATGCGGATAGGGCGGACGGTGTTCCAGTCGCCACTGGGACCGATGGTATAAACCTTTTGATTGCTGACCGTGTTGAAAGTCTGATTCGCCTGCCCATAAACGGCAAGCTTCTGAGTAGACCAGTTTTCAATCAGGTCATTCAGAGCATTCAGGCAGTCAGAAACCTCGGATGCGGTCAGAGTCTGATCGACCCCGACCGCCCGAGTAAGTCCGAGCGCATCCTCGATAATCTGTAATGCAGTCGTCGGACTAGGCATTTACCGCCCTTTTATTTGCGATCCCCTTTGCCTCGGTGATCTAGGCTTTATGACTAAGTGTAAAGCTGGCAGATGGGCGCGACTGCCGTGGTAAAGGTGCTGCTTACCGTGGTAATCGCTGCTGGAACGGTGCCAAACGTGCCCGCCTGAGTCCCGCAAATCACGTTGCTGCCATTGGCCGCAAGAACGTGCCGCACGGTATCGGTCGCGCCATCCAATTGCACCGCGATTAAGTAGCGGCCACGCGCCAGGTTGACCGGCGCAGTGAATGCGATGTTCTGCATGACCGAGGCACCAGCGGTCAGCACCCCGGCCACGGCGGTATTGGCGATCAGCACACCACTCGACCCGTACAAAGCGAAGATGTACTTGTTCGTCCCGACCGTGGTCCCGTTCAAGCAACCCGCGCCGGTCCAGGTGTTGTTGTGCGGCACGAAGATTTCCGAGTAGTTCCACGTTCCGGCAGTTTGCGCGACGCCGTTGGTTTCGTAGCCGGTCAGGGCTGCGCTTCCAAGGGCAATATTGGGCAGAATGCTCGGCCCTTGCCGGTAGGTCGGCGTCGAATACCCCCCAGAATCCGCGCCCATGACGTTGCCGCCTTGCGTCAAAAACTGATCCGGGCCGCCGATAACAGCCGCCATTGAGGTCGTCTGCGCCGCAGTCGCCAGCCCTTGCGCAATCAGCGAAGCCTCGGTTGAGTCCGGAAACGTAACCGGCACCGTCGAGCTTGCAGCAAATCCCGCGTAACTCCTGAGAAGATAAACAGCCATGATTTTTTCCTTTTCCAGTGGGCCGGGTTAGGCGACCGAGTAGTATTTGCAGGAAAGTTCCGGGTAAGTCGCTACCCACCCGAACAGCACATCGATACGCATGATGCTGTTGTCGTTGATCCCGTCATAAAACTCGGTCACTTTGACGGTAAAGCCATCCTCGGTACGCTGCGCAACGTCGATCACACCCTTTCCATCGGGAGGTGCCCACATCGGCACCATCGCCAGGGTGAAGGCGTCCTTGTGGTAAGCCACGTTGGTGCTGTAGCCGGTCGAAGCCGCCCCGGAGATGGTGAAGGCTTGGCCGGTCGTCGGGCTTGCGCTCACGTTCTGGAAGGCTCCGGAGGTCACGATTGCAGGGGAGATCGGCAGGGAAGTTGCACCCTGCGCCACGTCCGAGGTGATCACGAAGTCCATCAGCACGCCGGTTGATTGGCGGCTTTGCGGGTTCACCGCGAAGCAGCCAACAAACTGCACGATGGTGCCTCGGGAGATCGTGCCCGCGCCCGTTGCGGCCACTGTAATGGTCGATCCGGTTTGGTTTGCGCCGTTCACGTTGCTCGCGGTTCCTGCCCCGTTGGTGTGCACATCGACGTTCTGATCCATGCCGTAGGCGATGCCCAGGCTATCGACCATCATCCCGCTTTGAAACTGCTTCGAAAGCGTCGCCTGCGAATTGAACAGCCCCGCAAAGCCCTGAATCAAAGAAGCATTCAAAGCCGGATTGCTGATCAACGTGCGGCGACGGTCCCGAGGCGCGGCCATTTCATCCAGCCTGCGATTCAAGCCGGTGACTGCGGCCAGGGCATTTGCCTGCGAAGTCGGCAAAGCACCGGCAGCATTGATACAGTTGTACGTCGAATAATGCGCGAGGGTCAGCCCCTGTCGGTCGATTTCGTTGGCGACCGGCGCAATTGCCGCTTCAATCTTGTCCTCCAGTTTGGTGAGCGAAAGAGTCCGCTCGATGCTGGTGAAGGACATATCGCAGCCGCCCTGATTGACGGTCAGCGGCACGGTCGTTTCGACGGTTGCCTGGGGCACCGCGACACGGCCAGCGCGGTATGTATAACGCGGCGGCTTCTTGATCTGGATCGTCTGCCCCGGCGCATAACCACGGCTCATGTTGCTTTTGTACTCGTCCTCCCAATCACGGTTCACGTTCTTGGAGAAGGACAGCATGTTTTTGAGGATCGGCAGGGTTTCCCTTGCCACGATGCTACAGGTGACTAGCGTATTTGCCATTTTGGGTAAAGCTCCTTCTATGGGAAGCCCAATTTCTGGACTGGTGCGGCGTCATCTCGACGGCGCGTTATTTTGCTACTGTGCCCACCTCGCGCCCTGTGCTTTCCTCCACGCTTTGTATTCAGTGTCACTCATCCTTGATGGATCACTGTTACCAGCGCGGCCAGATCCTACAGGCTTGATCGGTGGCGGTGCGTTCGATGCCTTCACTACCTTGGTAAGCCGGTCCTCTAGCTTTCCCAATTCAGCCACTTGCCGCAAGGGTGAGAGCTTGGCGATCCGCGCAGCTTCGTCAGCATGTGTCGCAAGGTAATACAGCGTTTCCGGGCCTTTGTCGGATTCCACGATGGCGCGTCTTGCCTGCATGTCGAAGTCCTGCAATTCTTCTTCGGCAAACGGCGTTACAACGTCCTCGTAATCCTTCGTCGCCTTCTGGAATGCCGCTTCGCGTTGCGTCCAATTCTTTGCAAGTTCGGCGTTTCCATCGGTCTGCTGCGAATGCTTTTGCCTTGCTTCGATGGCCTCTAGATGGGGCTTGATGGCTGCATTGGCTTCTTGCTTTGCGTCGTATCTCCACACGGCGCGCAGGAAACTTGCATCATCCTGGTAATCCTCACGCTTTGGCTCGTCGCTGACTGCCGCAGGTTTCGCTTTGAGTTCGGCAAGCTGTTCACGAAGTAGCCGCGCTTCGGTTCTGGCTTCGGCAAGTTCTGCTGCTTTCCTTGCGTTCTGCCTTGCCCTGCGTGACTCTTTCTTCTCGGCTTGCTGCTCTGGCGTCTCTTGCGTTTCCGCGTTCTCGTCATCCGCAGCGGGTGCGGGTTCTGTCGGTTTTTGGTCGTCCGCACCGGGCGCGGGAGATACGGGAGCAAGTTCCGCTTCCGTCGATGCACTTATACCTTCAGGATCAGGCAATGTCAACTCCTTTCGTGGTAAACACTACAAAACCAAGGCGAATGCCTGCGAGCCGGTAGCCTGCCGCAGTCGCCGCTGCGTCGATGGCGTCCTGATTGCTGGCGTATTCGTCTTGTGGAAAGTCGATGGCTTTTGGGTGCGACAATGCGAAACGCTTTGCATAGTTCATTTGTCGCTTGGCGCTTCCTGGTCTGTCGCAGGGCAGCGCAATGCCGCAACCTCGCCGTTCAGTTCCGCCACCGCCCACGCAAGGTCGGCAATTTGGCGTTTCAGCGACGCAATAACCGCCTGATTTCTAGCCTCATCCGCGCTCATTCTGCCCCCTTTAAGTCTGCGATTTGCGCGTCGAGGTCGGCAAGCTGTTTTACCAGCGCCGCCCGCTCCGCTTCTTTTGATGCGATTTGCACCACATATGTCGTCGTCCCGGTTTGCGCGCCCGTTGCCGGATCGAATACGGGCACGGTGACTTCCACAAATCCCGCGCGCTTCACGGTCTTTTTACTGTCCAC